AGATCAAATTAAAGCAATGAAAACATTGACCGAAGTTTATGGAGATGAAATTATTAGAATTGAAAATGAATTATTAAATATAACTAGGAGGAGTATAAATGTTGGAAACCTTAAATCAAGTAGAAACATTAGGACCGGTAGGAATAAAAATAAGAACACAGATGGAGACATTGTTTGATAAATTATCAAATAAAACTTCAGGTAATAGAAAACCAGATGTTGTAACAGTTATTAATGCCAATAAAATTGATTTTAATATTGCAATACAATTATCGCATTCAATGATAGCAACTGGTGTATCTGAAGGACAAAACTTAACACAATTAGCTATTGCCATTGGTGATAGGATATTAGCTTTTTATAAAATAAATAAAAAGGCATCAATATCTTTAAAACTAGGTATATTTATTATTAATTCATATAGCACTTTATATATGGTGGTTGTAAAATTAATTAGAGAATATTACCAACATAATAAAGTTAAAACTGTTTATAAAGTTTATGCAGGTAAAAATAGAAATGATCTTAGAAAATTGGTAAAAGAATTTTCTGAAATTTCAGACCCTTATAAACCATTATTGTCCAAGGCTCCAGATTGGAAGTTTGGTACAGTAAAAGTAGACAATGGTGAAGAAATTAAATTAATTAAAAATGTTAATCAAGATGTATTAGCAAAAATTAATGTACATAATACACCTATTGTTTTAAATGCAGTAAATAAAAAACAAGCTATTGGATATTATGTAAAACCTGAAATATTTAATGTTTATGAATGGGCATTAAAAAATAATCAGAATTGTTTTGAACATAATTCAGTTAAAACAATATCTAAGGAAAGAGCTTCAGCTAAGAAAAGAGAAGCCGAACAGGTGCTAAATGCAGCTAAACCTTTTGTTGGCAAGGTATTTTACCAACAATATCAAGCAGATAACCGTGGTAGATTATATCCATTATCAGCTTATTTAAATGAGCTTAATTCAGATAATGCTAAAGGTATGCTTTCATTTGCTGAAGGTAAACGTCTTGGTCCAACTGGATTAAACCAATTATATCATCACATAGCTAATATGTTTGGTGAGGATAAATTAACTCATAATAATAAGGTTAAATTTATAAAAGATAATTATTATAAATTTGTAGCAATGGGTAAGGATCCATATAATAGTACAGGTTGGATGAATGCAGAAGAGCCTTTTCAATTTTTATCATCAGTTATGGAATTAGCTAAATTAGATGCACATTATGTAGCAATGGGTAACCTTGAAGACTTTTTGTCTTATACCATTTGTTATAGAGATGGATCTAACAATGGCTTGCAATGGCTATTCAGTTTAGCTAGAGATGATAAACATGCTCATTTGGTTAATGTTAAACCAAGTTTAGATAATAAACCAGGTGATATGTATTCACATGTAGCGGTATCTGTTATAGAAAAAATGCATGCGGAAGCAGAAAAGTCTACTGAACAAGCTTTTGATTATTATGAATTATATTTTAAAGGTATAGAAAAACTTAGAAATAGGTTTAGATATGCTGAATCAAATAATGATAAAAAATCTGAGCTATATAAAAAACTAATTAAATGGTATCAAAGAAGATATAAAAAGGAACTTAAGCTTACTGATATTATTTATTGGGATAAGTCTAAATTTTCCGTTAAAGAATGGCGTAAAATTGTTAAGCGGAATGTTATGACTTATGGTTATAGTGCAACCAAGCAAGGTATGGGTGAACAAATAATACAAGATACTAGAGATATAGATAATGTATATTTGAGTAATAAGCAACACTCGGCTGCTCGGGCTTTAGGTGCTCTTGTTTATTTAACAATTGAACAGGAATTTCCAATGGTATCGGAAACAATGAAGTTGTTTAAGGACAATTGTGAAAAGTTTATGAAGGATACTGGAAAACAATATTCTCATACAACATTAATTAGCAATTTTCCATTTACACAAAAATATGTCAAATATAAACGTGGTATTGTATTTGTTCATGATGGTTTATATGTACAAAATGCAGATAAATCATTTAAGTGGGATTATCAATTGGAGTTAATTATAAAAACAGAATTAGCTATACAAAATATAAGTAAAGCTAAAGCTGGAATAAGTCCTAATACAATACATAATTTGGACTCATTACATTTAATGCTTGTAATTGATAAATGTAACTTTGATATTGTATCAGCACATGATAGTTATGGTTCACATGCTTGTAATGTAGTTGATATGCAAAAATGTATCAGAGAACAATTCAAATATATTATAGACAAGGATCCCCTATTTCATATATTAAATGAAACTGGAAACTTGGTACCTATGATAAAACGTGGCAATTTAGACAGTAATGAAATATTACAATCTGAATTTGCTTTTGCATAAACCTAAAAAGGAGAAAAATGAGTGAAAATAAGTTTATATATAAAGTGTTAATGAAAATAGGAGAAGCATTTGAATCTGCTTACTTCTTTTGTACTGAATATCCAAATGAAATAATTTGGTTTAGTATAGGTGTATTATCAATGTTAATGATTCAAATAATATTTTAGAGAGGAGGTAATTGTTATAATTAGAAAAAATGAAAAACGAGGCAATTTCACAATATTTGTAAAAGACAATAATGTGGATAAAGCAATTCGTAAAATGAAAAATAAACTTAGCAAAAGTGGTATATTAAAAGACTACCGTGCTAGAAGTCGTTATGAAAAACCATCTGATATAAGAATAAGAAAACAAAAAGAAGGTAAAATTAACGCCTATAAAAATAAAAAGCAAAGGGAAAGATTCTTATAATATATAAGGCTATTCCTATTTCTATGTCTTACAGAAACGTAAAGCTTAAGGCTTATATAAGCTTATATAAGCCTTAAGCCTAGTAAATATATAAGTATATATATAAGCTTATATAAGCTTATATAAGCCTATATAAGCCTTAAGGCCAATCCTAGCCAAAGGCATCAATCTCCTTAAAACCTAATTCTATACCTTACAGACAACAGAGCGTTTTACGTTGTGGTAGTAATCACAATTAATTTACGATAAATTATAATATATTAACTAGAAAATACTTTAAATAGATAGGCGGTACAATTATGGCTGGAAAGGGCGGGGCTAGGCCAGGGGCTGGAAGGCCACCTAAGTCAACAGTTGAAAAAAGTACCATAGATAAATCAAGCATAGATAAATTAAAAAAACTAGGCATTGATCCTATAAATATATTAGTTAAGGAATTAAGTAAATTAAAAGGTAAAGACGACTTTAGGTCACAAAATTTAAGAGTTCGAATAGCTGAAAAGCTGTTGGAGTATGGGTATCAAAAACAACCTGTTGGTCAGGCTGCATTTCACCAGGCTAATGTGCCAATATTGACTATAATGAAGAAAAGTACTGAACCCCAGGTTAAACCCGTCGAACAAATAATAGAATTAACGAATAGCGAAGCTGTTAATAACCAAGCGCAAAGTAATGATGACGAAACTCAGTGAGAAATTGTATAAGGTATACATAACATACTATACCGACGGATCTTATTATATTGGTTTTACCGCTAAATACGGAACAGCATTAGCTTCTTATTTTGGTAGTAATACTATTAAAAATAAGTTGGTAAGTCATAAAGATATTGTGTGGACTTCTAAGTCTAAAGCAACATCAAAACTTTTTGAGCTTCTTTTACAATTATCCAGGTTGGATTCCTCTTGGTGTGTTAATAGTATGCTAAACGTAAGAGTCAGAAAAGAGCACATGAAGAACTTACCTAAATTTAAACTAACTTTTGAGGACAACAAATTTAACGATATAAAAAACAATGAATGATTATCTTATTAAACAATTACAAGAACAATTAAAAATTGATGAAGGTGTTAAATACGAAATTTATAACGACCATTTAGGTTATCCTACTTTTGGAATAGGTCATTTAATTACTACAAATGATCCAGAACACGGTATGCCTATTGGTACTAAAATAACCGAAGAAAGAGTTAACGAAGTATTTCAAACTGATGTTGAACTATATATAAGTGAAACTAAATCTGTATTTCCCGGGCTTGAAAACAAACCTGATAAAATACAATTAGTTTTAGTTAATATGTGTTTTAATTTAGGTGCACCAAGATTACGTAAATTTAAAAAATTTATAGCAGCTATTGAAGCACAAGAATGGTTGGAAGCCGCTTTAGAAATGATGGACAGTCAATGGGCTAAACAAGTTGGTCCAAGAGCAGAAAGATTAAAACAAGTGGTTATAGATCATTCTAGCTGACTGCATTATAACAAATATTTGGATATATATTCTCAATACATTAAATAATAATTATGAATCATAAAATAGAACTTTTCGATTTTCAACAGGAAGTTTTAATTGATCCATCAAGATTTAAAGTAATGGCAAGTGGAAGAAGAGTTGGTAAATCATATTTGGCAGCTGTTGCTGCATATCAACATTGTTTAGAAGAGCCTAATAGGAGAGCTTTAATTATTGGACCTACGGTTTCAATGATAAGAGAATCTATTTGGTTAACATTAAAAAGCCTTGTCCATACAGAACATATAAGTGGTTATCCAAGAGAAATAGATTTAGAAATAAGATTTATTAATGGTTCTAAAATTACCTTAAAAGGTTTTGATAGGCCAGATGCTTTAAGGGGTATATCACCATCACCTACATTTATTGTACTTGATGAGTTTGCTTATATTAAACAAAATGCTTTTACTGAGGTTATATTACCTATGACTTCAGATCCACAAAGGAAAGCTAAAGTATTTGTAATAAGTACTCCCAAAGGTATAACCAATGATTTTTATAAGTTATGGGTAAGAGGTCAAGAAGATAAAACAGGCTTATGGAAGTCTTGGCAGTTTACTGCTGAAGATGTTAGGCCTGATATGAAGGAAGAATTAGACCTTGCTAAATCTACAATGGATGAAAAAAGTTTTAATCAAGAATATTGTGCTACCTTTAATAATACTGGTGATACTGTATTTTATAATTTTAACCGTAACATACAAGTTACTAATAATTTATTACCAATAGAGCCAGGTGAGCCAATACATATTAGTATTGACTTTAACGTTAAAATAATGGCTTCAACGGTATGGTGCCATAGAGGTAACCAATTACATGCAATGGACGAATTTTATGGTAATGCTGATACATACCAATTAATTAGGTCTATAAAAGGTAGATATAAAAATAGAGATATAATATGTTACCCAGATGCTTCCGGTAGGGCTATGAAAACCAGTGCTTCAACAGGTACAACAGATTTTAGTATATTAAGAGATGCTGGATTTAAGGTGTTAGCTAGGTCAAAGCAACCACCTATAGTTGATAGTGTTAATAGCGTTAATGCGTTATTAAAAGATGCTAAAGGTAGAACAAGATTATATTTTAACAAAGCTACAACACCAAGAACAATTGCCTCAATTGAGACAACAACTTGGAAGGAAGGCTTTACAACTGGAATGGATAACGCAATTATAGATAAGTCAAAAGGAGTTGAACACTTTTCTGATGGCATAAGATATATTTGTGAATATTTATATCCAATAGGTAAACATAAACCACAAATTATCCGTGATAGGTCGTGGTCATTTTAAGCCGTGCTTAAATAATCAATATTATAATATAAAGTTAATCAATGGAGTCATTAATCAAATGGCACTTAACCATTGGTGTATAAAGCTTATTTAAATTTTTGTGGTCCGAAAGCAATACATTCGCCCCGATATTTTTCAATATCCAAGCCTAGAGCCCAGTTAAAACTATGGTTTTACAAGGCAACGGCAGGTGTACGACTGTAGCGCTTTCAATACTAATAGAACTGACTGACCGCCCTAAGGATCCTAATAGGCCTGGGGCGTATGAGGCTGTCGGGGCTAGCTAGGCGTGAGGGGGATAGAGACCCTATCGGCGTCGGGCAAGGGTGG